TAATCCTAAAAGGCGTAAAAGTTTTAGAGCAAGACACAATTGCGATAATCCAGGTCCGCGTACAAAAGCAAGATATTGGAGTTGCAGAAAATGGTAAAATCAGAAGCACAATTAATAAGAGAAATGGGCGATCGCCTGTCAGCATTGTATGACGAGCCAGTAGCAGTTGACGAAGCAGGTGGTCATTATACACAACCTGTATACGACTTAATTGAAAAACACGGCATTGAAAAAGTAATGCACGAATTACTAACATCGTTGGATGCTGAGGTAATTCAAAGTTTTTTACAACGTGCAAATTTTGAGGACTAAGTAATGGTAGAAAAAAAATCACCAGCACAAGAAATAAGAGAGTTAGGCAATCGTTTAGCTATGATAAACGGCATAGGCAATGTAGAAACACCTGAGCAACAGCCAGATAATGATACACTTGTATTAGCATCTAACCCATACGGTTCGTCGTATGAAGACTTATTAGCAGCTAAAGAGAAATAATATGCGTATTGATGAATTTGCACAACCGATGGACGATAAACTACCGTTTGATGTAGTAGATGATGTCGCCATCTTTATGCGTAACGATCCTATGTTTTATCGTAAGTCGTTATTTCCAGCTATTATGAATATGAAAGATCGACATGATTCAGGTAAATCATGTGTTGCTGAAGAGTGTTTAAGTGAAGTATGCGGTCGTGCAATGGAATCATATTGTAGTAAATTTAAATTGGGTTCTCCAACTAACATCTTTAAACCAGAAGACAAAGGTCAATTAATACAAAAAGTCTTTGGTGAAGAAATGAAAATGATAAAAGATGGAGCATACTAATGCTATTAAGAGAACTGTTCGAAGCAACCGCAAAGAAGGCAGTTCTTGCATTTGGACGTCTTAACCCTCCAACAATTGGACATACTAAACTAGTTGATGCTATAACTTCACAAGAGGGTGATCACTATCTTTTCTTGTCACAAACACAAAAACCTAAAACAGATCCTTTAGACTTTGCTACTAAGATGAAGTTAGCAAAGCAATTCTTTCCAGGTATTAATATTGGACACCAAGCAGTACGTACTCCTGTACAAGCATTAGAGCAACTACAGAGTCTAGGTTATACTGATATTATTTTTATTGCAGGCAGTGATAGAGTAGACGGTTTCCAAAAGTTGTTTGACACATATAATGGACAACCAGACAAATCAGGTAATATTCCCTTTAAGTTTGATTCAATTAAAGTAGTAAGCGCAGGCGAACGTGACCCAGATGCTGACGGTGCAGAAGGCATGAGTGCAAGTAAAATGAGAGCCGCAGCAGCAGCTGGTGATTTAGAATCATTTGCACAAGGTGCTCCAGATAAAAAACTTGCTAAAACTATGTACGATGCAGTACGCAAAGGTATGGGCGTTAAAGATGAAGTTCCTGCAAACGAAATACTAGGATTTGCTAGACTTACACCTAAAAAAGCAACAGTTAAAAAGAATAAAGAAAAGTTTGATGAACCAACTGTTGCAGATAAAATTGCTGCAAGAAGAAAAGCAGCAGCAAAGGGCGATAAGAACGCTTGGAAAAGCAAAAAAGAATTAAATGTAGCAGAAGATGGAACAGCAGAAATTGCAGCTATGGCGGCAGTTGCTGGATTAGCAGCACCAGTAATGACTGCTATGATTAAAGGTGCATTTAAAACAGGTAAAGGTCTTTTGAAAGTTAAGAAAATTGCTCATCAAGCAGGAGTAAAACTTTCTGATAAGATAGTAAAGTAATGGACGAAATAGAACGCATAAAACAACTTGCAGGTGTTAACGAATTTCAAGGTTACACAGAGTATACACTAGAAAATATTAGTGATGCTGCAAACTCAAATGCACGTAAGATGCGTAAAGATAATATTAAGCCAGGTGACAAGGAATGGTTTGAACTATGGTTTGGACTTCCTAAGATGACTGGCACAAATATGCCGAAAGGGTTTCGAGGACGTAAGTAATGGGATTAAGAAATTGGTGGAAGCGGGTAACACGTGAAGAGTATCAACTTATAATCACTGTTCCTAATGAAGTAACAACACACGTTGATGGTAAAAGAACTGAAACATTTAGAGAAAGACAATACGCTGCAAAGAAAATAATTAAAGCTACACCTAAGTTGTTTGTATTCAACGATCTTAAAGGGCGCAGACATGAAATTAAATTTTTAAAGCCTATGGACTTTCATATAATAAAGATATGGTAAGATGAGAATAAGAGATATTACAGAAGGCGTAGGACGCATTACTAAACAGAATCAAACTGTTGATGTTGGCCCTGATGAAGTTACTAAACAGGCTGCTAAATTCGGTAATAAAGTAGACAAAGACGGACGTCCGCCTACACTAAGCAAAAAAGTTAAAGGCAGTTCAACTAACGTACTATTCAATCTAGGTATGACTGAAGGTTACAAACTACAACTAGAGCGTGATAAAGAACTGTTAGTACTAAACATCACTGACACTAAGACAGGCAAACGTACAGAAGTGCGTGGTAAACCTGGATACGAAACAGGCGGCTATGATCCTAAAGATAGTTTACATATACTATTAGACAAAGTAGGCAAGAGTGTTGATATTTCACAACTAATGAATGGCGAACCTGTAGGCATTAATCCTAAACATCCAAAAGGTGCTAGTGCTAAGGATGCTACTGATAAAGCATATAGCGAAAACTTTGCTGACGGTAAGAAAAAAGGCAAAAGCAGACCTGGCAGAGTAAAGAAGTCAGGTGCTAGTTGCAATGGTAGTGTAACTGCACTACGAAAGAGAGCAAAGAACGCAAGCGGTGAGAAGGCTAAAATGTATCACTGGTGTGCCAATATGAAAGGTGGCAAGAAGTAATGTTTAGTAAACAATGTAAACTACATCTACAAGAACAAAATGAAACAGGCTTAGAACATATGTTCCACGCTATTAAGACAGCATTTAAATTACAGTTACTTGTACCAATGCTATTAATACATGCAGTTGCTCCACGCTTCTTTACTAATAGAGGAACAACAGTAATACAAGATATATTAGACGAAAGGAAAATAAAATGAAAATGTTAGATTTAATCAACGAAGCTGAAACTAATAAAGATAAGAATAAGCGCCATCGTATGGATTTAGACGATCTTGAAAGAGAGATTCGTAAATCACCAGACGGAATGGATAAGGACACAGAAGCTCACATTAATAAAAAGCGTAAAGAGCTTGCTGCAAATAAGGCCAAAATGGATGAAACAACTTCAGGCGCAATAGCCGCAGTAGCAACACCAGTGGGCGGACTTGTTAGTAGACAGCCAAAAAACAGTAATGGGACTGTTAAAAATGCACTCGATATGGATACAAACATTATGGGGCAAAAGAAAAAGAAGCGCAGCAAGAAAAAAACATAAATACTACATAATACGTATTGGAGTACTCAATGAGAGATAAAGAAATTAGCGAAGGTTTAGGCGAATTAGCAGATATTGCTGAAAGAGACCACGAAGTACAAATGGCTCGTGCAGACCTATACAAACTAGCAAAGTATGCAATCAAACTACACGACATGCTAAAGGGCGTAAGTGAAGCAGAAGGTTTAGAAGGCTGGGTCCAGTCAAAAATTACTAAGTCAGCAGATATGATTGGTAGTGTTTATCATCATATGGATTATGAAAATAGTCCAATGGGCGAAGTAACAGAAGCAAAAGATACACATTGTTCAGACAAGTGTTGCGGTGCTGATACTAAAGCAGAAGATTGTACATGTCCTCCCAGCTGTGAACATTGTAATTGTAATGCAGTAAACGAAGGAGAAGATGCAAGCAGTGATGAAGAAGATGAATTCCACCGTAAGTTAGATAAACTTGTACATAAAACATTCGGTCATAGCTCGGACGAAAAGAAAAAGAAGAAAGATTACAAAGAATCACTCCAAGATAAACTATCAGCTAAACTAGGAAAATAATAATGGATTTTGCTGCACTACAACAAAAACTATTCGACTTAGATCCAAGTGATAGAGCCGAAGACTTACGTAAATTAAGTCAGTCTATGAATAGTAATGTGCAACAAAGTGCGCCTATTACTGAATCTTTAGTGCAAGAAAGTGTTGAAGTGAAAGAAGGTACTATGCCAGTTGAAGGTGATTATAGTCTAAGTGATTTTGCTGCATTAGCAGGAGTTACATTAAACGAATCACAAAAGACAGGAAGTGCTGGACAACTTAAAGGCAAAGATCCAATGCCTAAAGCAAAAGCACGTGGAAAACATCCACATGTAGATAAGCTAGTAGGCGAAGACTTTAAAGACGGATTCGATAAAAGCACATACAACAATAAAGAATTATTTAAAAAGATGGCAGGTGGTGACGCAAAACCAAAAGACACACCAGTTAGTATTAAAACTAGCGAACCTGTAAAAAAATCGGATAGTAGAGGCGATAACGAGTGGCAATCATTCCTTAAGAAGCACACTAAATCATTACAAGCAATTGCTGCTGATCCTAAGAAGACGAAACGTTTTGAAACTTGGTTAGACAAGTGGAGCGAAGGCGTTGAAGAAGGTGACGGACGTAAGAAAGGTATCCACGGTAAAGGACACCCTATGCGTAAGAAACAACAAGCCGCAATACACGCCGGCGAAAGCGTTGAATCAATCAAAGATATGCTTTACCGCAAACTAAACGACAAAAAATAATCCCCATATACAACATAAATTAAAATAAGTCAGGTTTTTACTTGACTTTTTTAGTTTTATACGTTATAATATTATTAATAATTACAACTCAACAAGGAGAAAACTATGAGCGACCGTACCTATGGTGCAGAAGAAAAGGCAAAACTTGAAAGACTAGTACAAGAAGGCGTAACTGTAATGCAAGAGATCGAAGACTTGCAAGGTGGTCTTAAGGATACTGTTAAAGCAGTAGCAGAAGAACTTGATATTAAGCCATCATTGATTAACAAAGCAATTAAGATTGCACAAAAACGTGACTGGGCTCAACATGCAGACGCATTTGATGATCTCGAAACGCTAGTTGCAACAGTTGGTGTTGATAATTAATGAAAACTGTTTATTGGGGAACATTTCCAGCTGAAGAAAATGGCGTACAGGTAAGTGAATTACGATACGCCGAGCCGGTAAGTATCTTAAAAGGTCTTAAACCTAAGGAATTCTTTGGTCCGAACGCTAGTATGTGTCCGGCGATTGTTGACGAAGGCAAGAATACTTTTAAGATAAATTCCCCAATTGATATTGATGTTACATTTGCTGAGGACTTTAGTGCTATTGATAGTAAGTATCCGTCCGAAGATGGGTTCTTACAACACTATATTGGGCCATTTGGTCCTGATAAAGTTATACAGTTGGCACAACCTACTTATTTGTTCTTTTGTGAAGATCCGTTATTAATGACACAATTGCCACCTTACTATGAACAGAGTACTTTTACTGAGCATTGTATGGGGCTAAGTGCAACATTTGATATTAGTAGTTGGTTTAGAGTTGTAAAGCCTGCATTTAAACTAAAAGATGGGTCTAGACGTATTGCGATGTCTACTGATGATGCAATTATGTACTTAAAATTTAATACAGATGAAAAGATAAAACTTGTTAGGTTTGATTCTAGTCCGTTTACAAAAGAACATAAAGATGTTCTAGAACATATGTTAGCATTTAAGTTTCACAAGAAGAATCCGCTTGTTCCGACAAAACTAATAGCAGGGTATGAAGCATTTAAACGTGCAAGATACCATAAAAAAATTGTTAAAATTATTAAAGAGAATATATTATGATTGAAAAAATAACAAACTTTTGGAAAGAAAGTTATAAATCAAGTCCCCTAGCATTTTACTGCGAAATGATCGAAGCTGTATTCCTTATTGCCGCAAGTGCAATATTAAGTTTTACTATTTTAGATCCTGCAACAACAATATTTGTTCCGTTGTATCTGATAGGTTCAATATTAGGTATTATTAGCGCAGTAATTAGAAAAGCAGCATTTGTTATTTTACTATGCAGTTGGTTTACAGCAATGAATTCATTTGCTCTATGGCAACTGTTCGTGTTATAATAAGTACAATACGCCCAAGAGGCATGTAGATGGTAAGTTGGCCAAAAGCAACAAGGGAGAATAAATGAGCTACGTAGATGCACTGTTCGATCGCGATCAAGATATGATTCGTGTTGTTGAACGTAAAGACGGTAAGAGAACTTATCGCGAATATCAATCTAAATATACATTCTATTACAAAGACCAGCGTGGCAAGTACAAAAGTGTGTACGGTGATCCGCTGAGTCGTATTGTATGTAAGAACACAAAAGACTTCCGCAAAGAAGTAGCAATCAACAGAGACAAAGAACTGTTTGAAAGCGATATTAATCCTATCTTCCAGTGTTTAAGTGAAAACTATCTTAATCAAGATGCACCTAAACTAAACATTGCGTTTTTCGATATTGAGACAGACTTTGATCCAGAGCGAGGCTTTGCTGATCCTAGTGATCCGTTTATGGGTATTACATCTGTGTCTGTATACTTACAGTGGCTTGACACAATGGTATGTTTAGCAGTGCCGCCCAAGACACTTACAATGGAACAAGCTGAAAAAGAACTAGAAGGCATTGACAACGTAATGCTGTTTGAAAAAGAAGCAGACATGCTAGATACGTTCTTGACACTTATCGAAGACAGTGACATTTTAAGTGGCTGGAACAGTGAAGGATATGATATTCCGTATACTGTAAACAGAGTAGCTCGTGTACTAAGCAAAGATGACACACGTAGATTCTGTTTGTGGGGTCAACTGCCTAAGAAACGTGAATATGAGAAGTTTGGTAAAATAGCGCAGACCTTTGACCTAATAGGCAGAGTGCATTTAGATAGTTTGAATTTATATCGTAAATACACGTATGAAGAAAGACACACATATAGACTTGATGCCATTGGCGAAATCGAAGTTGGCGAGAACAAGGTCCCTTATGAAGGCACTTTGGACGCATTGTACAACAATGACTTTAGAAAGTTCATCGAATACAACATACAAGATACCGCACTACTGGACAAGTTGGACAAAAAACTAAGATTTATTGATCTCAGTAACGAACTTGCACATGCAAACACTGTTTTGCTACAAACCACTATGGGTGCAGTTGCAGTTACAGAGCAAGCTATTGTTAACGAAGCATGGCACAGAGGCTTGCAGGTTCCTAATCGCAAAAAACGTGATGATGAGAACACACAGGCAGCTGGTGCATATGTTGCATTTCCTAAAAAGGGCTTGCACAAGTGGATTGCATCAATGGATTTGAATTCACTGTATCCATCAGTGATTAGAGCTCTTAATATGGCGCCTGAAACTGTTGTTGGACAAATACGTCCTGAGATTTCAGATGCTCGTGTACATGAAGATATGACACTAAAGAAGAAGTCTTTTGCAGGTAGTTGGGAAGGACGTTTTTGTACAGAAGAATATGAAGCTGTAATGGAAAAACGTAAGGACATTGCACTAACTGTAGATTGGGAGTCAGGTGGTAGTGATACACTGAGTGGTGCTGAGTTATACAACGCAATCTTTGACAGCAATCAGCCTTGGATGATTAGTGCTAATGGTACAATCTTTACAACAGAGTTTGAAGGTGTTATTCCAGGTATTCTAAAGCGTTGGTATAGTGAACGTAAAGACTTGCAGAAGATGCTTAAAAAAGCAAAAGACGCAGGCAATGCCGCAGAGATTGAATACTGGGACAAACGACAGCTAGTTAAGAAGATTAACTTGAACAGTTTGTATGGTGCTATTCTTAATCCTGGTTGTAGATTCTTTGATAAACGTATTGGACAGAGTACAACACTAACAGGACGTACTATTGTTAAGCATATGAGTGCAGAAGCAAACAAAGT